AAGTGCATCTAGAGCGTCTTTCACCTTAGGGGGCCTAAAGGTTCCAGATGGGGCGGGAGTTTTATTGATGGAATGAGCAAGTTCCACAGTTTTAAACCAGCCATACATCCCCCCTACAGCGTGTCGGACGTGTTCAGGAAGGACCGCGACCTGTAAAATTCGTCGCGCTTTCTGGAGATCAATTGCACGAGAGTCTGGCGTACTATTTCTAAACATACCAGCTGCTACGTATCGAGAACGCATGGATAATCTTTGAGAAATTCTTGGCAAACCTAGTCCGTATATTTCCACGGGCGCATATAGATCGATCTTTAATCTGTATGCCTTGTGAAGAATGGGAGCTATTCTTTTCTCAATAATTTTGAGTCCACGTTTTCGTGCCCAAATGTGTCCTTTACCGTAGCATAAAGCTTCGTCCGCGCCTGTAATTATGTCTCTCCAGTCAGATCTTTGTGTAGAACTGCCGGTCAATGTAGAAACTTTGAAAGAAGGAACGTGTTGGAGTCCGCGAGCTAACTTATACTGTCTGAATAGCTTGATTTCGGTCGTTTTTAGGTGTTCAAACCACTTTAACCAAGAAAGACGATAGAATTGATTACAAAAGATGAAACCCACTGTACTAGTGTGGGTTTTGGTTCTGTTCACAATCATACCTGTCGCCTCTATTCGTTTTAGGTAACGTTCGTATTCAGGCTTAGTCGCGTGTAAGACTCCGTCATCCCCGTACAATGCATAGTGCTTATGCCCGATATCTTTCGCGCACCACAGGTGTAGCGCGCAAAGGATCACAAAAGATAAAGGCATACCCATTTGTGTACCGCTTGTACTGGTTTGATCGTAGGACCCACGTTTCGTTTTCCAATGGATTCTGACCTTAATTGATCGCTTCGCCAATTCCCTTTGAGTTTCATCCCAATGGAGCGCGTCCGCCATCCCATCTATTGCAGCGAAAGCCGCATTATGGTTGATGTTATTCGTAGCGCTCGACATATCAATTGAGATGAAACGTCTGTTTGGCGTTGAACCCGGTCGATCATGTTTCTGATCCATGAATTTTCCGTAACGAAAGTTGCGCAACACGTCATCGTAATTATTGACGAAAGCGCCGCGGAAAGCACGCATCTTCTTAACGTATGCGAGGGCCTGATCTGCAAGCGGAGCAAGAGCGGCGGCGAACGCAGCGTTGGTTTTTCCAGCCACGCGGTATTTGCCTCCCTTCTCCGGAATTGTCAGCAGATGAACGGACGGTTGCGCGATTCTTAACCCCTCCTCCATGACCGCCTTATTCCAAAGGCGGGCATTTCTTAGGAGCAATTGCGCATTGAAGTCGTAATCGTCGTTCTTAGCGTCCCTCACAACCTTTCGATATCTGTCCAGGTCGGTGCGAATGTCCTCCCTCTCTTCTTCGGATGAGTAGGCGTCATCGACACCGTC